TAGTAGAGTATAAAGTAGTTAAAAGAAGTGTTGTGTAATGTTTGGCCTTCGGGATAAGGGATGTTATATTTAATTCATAATAAAAAACACACACATGAAAAATTTAGTAATGCAAAAAAAGAGAGGTCGAAAGCCAAAAGTTAAAGAAACAGTAGCGTTCGACCCAAAATCAGTTCAAATATTTAAAGGTTCTGAATTATCATTTAACGAGTCTGTATTTCGCCCAATGTCGACTGGTACATTAATGGATTCGATTTTATCAACAGATAAGGGTTTGATGCCTGCTGTTAATATGATTATCTGTGGCGGACCAGGTTCAGGTAAGAGTACGGTAGTATTAGATATGTTATCTAAGTTAGCGGCAAGAGGTAAAAAGGTATTGTTTGTGAGCGGTGAGATGGATGAAATTGGTCACTTCAAATATTGCAAACGTATGCCTGGTTTTAAGGTTGTACCAACATTATTTTTGAAGAATTACACTGAGACAGTTAAGGAAACAATGGAGTATGTGTTTGACCAAGGTTATGATGTGATTGCGATTGATAGTATTGCGGAGGTAATTGAAATGTATAAAGATACTTACCGTACAACTGAAAGCGCTGCTGAGTTATGGTTTTTGAACTTACAGTGTATTGTTAAGAAAGGTGGTAATAAATTAAAAAAATACACATCATTCATTAATATTCAACAAGTAACTAAAGCAGGTGATTTTGCGGGTAGTAACAGATTGAAACATATGACTGAAGCAATGTGTCATATTGATAGAATTAAAGGTAGTGATAGTAGAAAGGTATATTTTAGTAAAAACAGAGATTGTGATACTGAATCGTATATCAAATATAGAATTGGGTTTAGTAAAGTGGAGTACAGTTTGCCAGACGCAGACGAAGAGGAATAAAGTGTGTGTTTTTTAATTATAGGAAGATGGGTACGGAAACGTGCCCATTTTTCGTGTATGGAATCTATACCCGGCCTAACCCGGCCTAGGGGTATCGGGTAATGTATTGCATTAGGGGACGCTTAAGGCCGCCTAATGCCCGGTTATGGCCGGAGGATTATCGGGTAGGTGGATCGGGTATGGAGATCCGGATAGGATGATCAAGATAGGTTTGGCTCTGCTGAACATAGATGTTATATTCAGGTATAATTAAAACACATAAACACATGAAAAATTTCAGAGAAGAACAAATTAACTCAACTTCAGAGTATTGTATTAATCAATATTGGGAGAAGGAGACAAAAGTAGATGGTGTGAACATTACTTTTCATTATTGGAGAAGGAAGGAAGGATGTAAAGGTTTTACAGGTGAAGAGAGGATTATGAAGGTAGTAGGAGTTAAGGATGGTAAAAAGAGAATGGTTAGAAGTGTTTGGACAATTAATTTAGGAGAAGGACATTGTATTAAGGACATTATAAGCAAATTTAAAGGGGTTTAACCCCTTATTTGGCTTAACCAAACAGGAATGTTATATTCAGGTATAATAAAAAACAATAACATATGAAAAATTTAGTAATTGAGCCAGGCAAAGATGCAGAACAATCAATTCACGCCCGCTACGGCAAGTTAATTGGAACTATTAAAGGAGTTATCAGTTATCACAATGTGGATGATGCGGTATTTAAGACGTTTATGATGGCCTTAACCGACGTATTAAACCCAGATAACGCCTTCGACGCACTACAGATTAAACAACTTATAGCCGCCGCTGAGGCCAGAGAGTTTAACGTTTCAGAAGTGGTAAAAGAAGTGAATCTTATCCACGAATAAGTTTGGCTTAGGAGGATCAGGACGTTATATTTAATCATAAATAAAAAACATATGAACGAATTTGAAAACAATTTAGGAATGTTTATAGACGATGATGAGTGGGAACGTGAGATGGGTAGATAGGTTTGGCCCAGTTAAATAAGTATATTATATTAAATCAAATAATAAAAACAAATAAATAAAGGTTATGAAAAAAGGAAGACCAGTAGTAGAGGGTAGCGCACGTCAAGCACGTTTAGCGGCCCGCGCAGCACGAGTTGCAGCAAACGGAGGAACAGTTAAACGTGGACGTCCATCTAAGCCTAAGGCAGAGGTTGATCAAGCCGAGGTGGAACAAACAGCTGATCCAGCTCGTAATATTTAAGCCACAAATGGCCGGGTGGTGGAACTGGTAGACACGCAAGACTTAAAATCTTGTACTCTAACAGGTGTGCGGGTTCGATTCCCGCCCCGGCTACTACAAACGAGGAAGGCCCTTAGGCAAGGCTATATCAACTGGAACGTATGCCGGAAGATGAATAACCACTTACTCATGGGATTCGAACGCGAAGCAAAGCGCCCAAACAATGGAGACCTAGGCCTGATCAGCTTAGGTCTTTCCCCTTCTTAAGGATAGCTTGCTCTAACACTAGTACTATCGTATATTGAGATATAAATAAATAATTAATTAAAGTTATGCGTAAATTAAATCGTACAGCAAAATTGGCGTTCTACAATGCACGTCAAAGACAAGGTGACACTGCTCGCCTAGCAGAAACAACTGGTTATTCTACCAGTCATGTGTCAAACATCATTAACGGTAACCGTTCGGTGAACCAAGACGTAGCGAACGCTATGTACAATATGTCTCGTCGTCGTATGAAGACTATCGAGCTAGTGGGTTAATACCCAGCCATGTGTGTGTTTTTACAAGTAGGGGCCCAAAGGGCCCCACCTTGTTGCGTACCTTCCTTAAAGACCCATGTACCTTTATTTGGCTTTTTAATATAAATTTATTATATTTAATTAAATAATTAAAAAATATATAAAAATGGAAAAATTTAAAAAAGAGATTGAGTTAAAAGGTGGTTTAGTAGGTATTAATAAATTTGATAGATTTATTTATGGAGAGTTAGAGATGAGAAGTGGTGGTGATTGGGGTGAGTATGAGGTTGGAGAGGTAATAAGTTATGATTTTGAATTGTTAGAGAAGTGTGATGATGAGGATTTGAATTATATTGATGATTATAATTTAGGTTTAGAAGATGAAGATAAAGTATTATTAGAGGATTTAAAAGAGTATGTAGGTGAAGGTATTTGTTATGTTTTGTTTGGTGATGATGATAATTGGTATAATGTTGAGTTTAAGGGTGATGTGATGGTGGTTAGTTTTTTATGTATGGAGAAATATTAAGTGAGAGGGGTTAAAACCCCTTACACCTTTGTTTGGCTCAGCCGAACATGGATGTTATATTCAGGTATAATTTAAATAAGATGGACTACAATAAACACACTGACGAAGTATTAGAGCGTATTCAGGCGCATCAAATCTTAGATATATTAAGCACGGCTAATAAATCGATAGACCAAGCGTTGAAACAGATACAGGAACTAGAACATAATTCGATAATGTTTCTAGACATGAGACCAACTAGGGAGATTATGGATGATATAAACGCCTTGCACTTGCACCTGCACTTCCTAGACTCCGCAAAGTCATTCGCCAAAAATGAAATACATGAGATAGGGTTTTACCTTAACTAAACATGTTTGGCTATTGGGTAAAGTGATGTTATATTCAGTCATAATTAAAAAACATAAACACATGAAGACATTTAAGGTAGAAGAAACGGTTTTGAAAACAGTTAAACGAGTTTATTTTGTGGATGCTGAGGATGAGGAAGCAGCGGTTCACCGAGTGATGAGTCATCAGAAGGACGTTGATGAGGAGGATGAGGTGGATGAAGAAGTGACTGATTATAAAGTAAAAAAACATAGATTTAAATAACCTTAAGTTTGGCTCTCGGAGGATAGGACATTATATTTAGATCAATAATAAAAACAGATAACATGAAGACAGTATTAGAACAGTTAATGGAGTTAAAAGATAAGATTAGCGCAATCGAAATTGCAGTGTGTGGTGAAACCATCTGTGATGATGGCGCCTGTGGATGTGGATGTAATGAACCGCCTGTGGAAGTAGAAGATGAAGGTCCTGAAATCGATAGCGCTGGTTTCAGTAAAGAGGACCGAGTTGTGGATGGTCAGTACATGGTAACAGAGGATAATAAGTACGCGGGACATGTTCACCTCACCAGAGCAGAGATGATCGACTTCGCCACTAGGTTAACAGAACGAGTAATCGCTTCAGTTAAGGAAGCAGTCACAAACACTAGTTTGGATGTGAATGACTTGGTTACTCTAGAGTTAAATACTTGGAATGGTAATACAATTGAAATGGAGTTGGATTCAGATACACTCACTAATAACATCAATAGTGAAATTGAGGATGCGGTTTGTTTAGATGTAGATTCAATAAATGATGAAATAGATGATATCTTTGGGGACATGTACCTAGAGAGTATCAGTTAAGTAGCATGTGTGTGTTTTTAATTATATAGGAGTTGGGGCCGCTTGCGGCCCCTCTCTGTACCTAGGTTTGGCCTCTGGTGAGGGTGATGTTATATTTAGTCATAATTAAATAACACGAACATGAATAAAACAGAATCAAGAAGAGCGCTTAACAAGCTAGTATTTGAAATGGTAACATCATTAGGTTACAATATCGATGATGATGGGGACGGAGGACGAGTAACGTTTATCAAACCTAACTTTAAAAATTATCATGACAGTATGGAGTATCACAGATCATATTTTGACATATGTGTTTTAGATGACGCTAGTGATGTAGTTAAAGAAGACGCTAAGACAATAGAGTGGTTTATTGAAACACAAAGAAAAGCATTAGACATATGAACAAATTTAAAGCAACACAAACAGAATATCATAATGGATTCCATATGACATTCAAGAACGGATACACTATGAGTGTCCAGTTTAGTAAAACCAATTACTCGGATGGTGGTGAGACCACAGCTGAAATCGCAGCATGGGGCCCAGATGGTAAATGGATGAAACTGAGCGAACATGATGATGTCCGCGGATGGTGTTCACCAGATGAGGTACTCGAGGTTATGAACACAGTAGCAAGCCAGGGTAGTAAACCTAAGAGTAAAGGATTGTCTACATTTTGGATGTTGTACCTAGTAGGATTCATCATAATGGTAGCGGCAGTAATAATAACATTAATAACAGCAGTATAATGGCAGAAAGATCATCAAACGGAATCGGGTTCGGAACAGTATTATTCCTAGTGTTCCTAGTACTTAAATTAACAGGCAACATTGATTGGTCATGGTGGTGGGTAACAAGTCCACTTTGGATACCGCTAGCGCTTATAATAGCCATAGGTGGCATTGGAGCACTAATATTAATAAGCCGAAACAAATGAAACGATTAGTAATACACCCAACAGACGAGTCCACAGACTTCCTAGCGCCGATATACAATCGCCTACCAGACGTCACACTAGTGACTACCGGATGTAGCCGGCTCGAGCTCATGGACATGATAGATGAGCACGATCAGGTGATCATGTTAGGCCATGGAACACCAGGTGGACTGCTGAATGTATCTGGATTCAGGACAGGCATGTACATTGTGGATTCACTGGTAGCGGAAGCACTAGCGCACAAGGACAACAGCATATTCATCTGGTGTAACGCCGACCAGTTTGTCCATCGCTACAACCTCAAGGGCATGTACTCAGGGATGTTCATCAGTGAGGTAGCGGAAGCGTCTTACTTCAAAATATTGACCGACCAGGATACAGTAGACAGATCCAATGATACGTTTGCACAGTTACTGGGAGAGCGATTACTGGTGTCAGACGCTCTGGAGGATATCCATGCTAGTGTGGGACATCAGTACCAGTTACTGGCGGAGACAAACGACATTGCCAGGTACAACAGTGACAGATGGTACATAAGTAGGTAACCTCTTGTTTGGCTTCCCGATCAGGTGATGTTATATTTAGGTATAATTAAAAACAGATATAACATGAAATTTAGATCAGACAATGAAGCCCCAGTAACAGCAGTTGAAACGGCAATCGAAAACATTTTAGTAAACAACGGTTACGACGCTAGTGATATCCAATTCCGAGGTAATGAGCGCTATTTAAGAATTGGTTACTGGCAACGCATAAACGAAGACATAATGTCTCAATTATCAGGTCTGGTAACAGCTGAGATAGACATGTATGATGATGACTGTGGTTATTTATTCAGTTACGAAATTAAACACTAATTAAAACATACGAACATGAAAGACTATAAATGGGGACGAATAATGACTCACAATCAAATAGGTTTAATGATCACCTGGGGCACCTCTACTATACCAAAACGTAGATACATCTCATTAGACATTCCATTTTTAATCATCCAATTTTATATATAATTAAAAACATGAACACTAAAAAATTCATAATCGAATACACTGGTAAGACAATAGATCAATTTCCTGAACACCAGTTCAATCCATACCCAGCAACTGCGCCAGCATGGGAGGTGTTAGACCAGAATGGAGCCTCTAGGTTCGTTGGTCCATATCAAGCGTGTGAAAACTTTATCCAAATGTACTACCAACGATGATGACAACAATGAGTTACAACGCCGCATTAGTGATGATGGAGGTCCATCGCCAACAAGTGCCACATGGTGAACTGTCACCTAACCTAGTGAAGACGATCGCCGATGAAATTCATGTGTCACTGACTAGTGAAGAGGTGGTTTACATATCTGACCACGCTTGATCCTCCTGTGTCGCGGGAGTGCGCGTGTACACGGTATGTACATATACAGTACGACGTAAGCGCTACCATGCGCGTTGATATCCATATACCCGGTAGTCCTGAAAACCCGTGGAATGGATTAACCTTCAGATCGTAAACGATCTTTACGCGCCGATTTGTATATACATATATATTACCCATAACCACACCCCAAATTTCAAACTAACCCCTTTCACCAAAAATCACAAGAAATGAAAAAACTCCTTTAACAAAAGGTTTGGCTATCGGGAAGTATATACGTATATTTATATATAATAAAAAATAAAGATTATGAAAGACATATTCAATTTTATCGGCAAAGTAATATTTATCATATTGTTTGTCGAGTTTATAAAAGCAGTTTGGAACGGTGGTCTTATCGGTAAATTAATTTTATTATCATTAGTAGCAATTGGTATCTACCAAACGTACTTCAACCAACCAGCAATGATTCACTTAACACGATAAAATATGATTTCATCAAGAGCAATTAGAAAAAACATCACCATTAAATTTGATGGTAAGGTAGTAGACAAAGCAGTGGTAGTAGAAGCGAGTAAAACGTGGGAACCTAAGCATGCAACGCTGTTCACGAAGTTGCTAAAGCAGGGCGGTAAATTCACTGTTAACGGCGTTATAGTCGAAGTAATACCACAGGAACAAATGTTAACTTCACGAGGTGAAAAAGATGGTGGTATCACCACTTCAGATCCTTTAGCACGATTCTAATATGGAAGGCAAGTATGTAATCATAGATCTCAGAAACATGGGTTACATGAAGGATAAAAACGGTGATATAATTTATTATGACACTGAAGAAGAAGCATGTAACATATGTGGTATGTATGAATTTGTAGATGCTTGGGTAATGAAATTAGTATATAATCATATAGAAAAATAGCATGGCAAAATTAACAATAGAATTTGACCTTGTTGAGGAAGCAGAAGGAATACACTCAGCATTATACGGATACAAGTATAGAAGTTTACTTTGGGAACTAGACCAAAAACTACGTAGCGTCCACAAGTACGGAAGCGCATTACAAGGTAATGGTCAAGCAACACCTGAAGAAATGGATGTATGTTACCGTCTAAGAGACGTTATTAGAGAAATGTTACAAGAAGATAACTTAACAATAGAATAATGAAAAAGCAACCTCAAGAGGAAATAGAAATAGATGACACATGGTGTCACTATAGTGACTTACCCTCACCCTCATCATATATTGAATGTGCTGATTATGATGGTATAGGTAATCAAGGAAGAGTAGTAAAAACTAAAAATAAATAAAACATATGACATCAATTATTTTTTGGGCCGCAATTGCAATTACTAATATTATGAATGCTAAATTATGGAAAGATGAACCTACATCATTTTGGTATAGAGCATCTTGGTTCTTCATCGGTTTTTCAATTGCTTGTTTAATAAACGCTATTGGCGCTTTGTTAGTATAGACGTATATACGTATTAAAGTGCAATAAGATGGGGTCCAACGTATGGACCTCTCTTCTTTTTTAAATATTTATAACCATGATAAAACTCACCGACTTACTTAAAGAATTAGACCTACGTAGTGGAGACCTAGATGATAATATCACCCTAGAACAGGTATTGCTTGCATTTGTAGAGGATTTTCAAATACCTGAAGACGAATTCTTTGAAGACGATGAGTTAATCCCTGGTGCTATATTTAATCCTCGTATACTTAAAAAGAGTGTTATTATATCTGATGGTGATTATGAGTTTATAGTTCCTTCTACTTATCGTGGTACTTTATATTTAGTGAATACTAAAGGTACTAGTCTAGATGATTATGTTATAGGGCAAGTAGAGGTAGAAAAAATATATATCAATGCGAATTCTGGGCGTACTAAGCCATATCGCCTACCTGGTGCAGAGATACATTTAACATATGTTAGTCCGAAGTACCGCGGTAAAGGATTGGGTATTAAGATGTATACTATGTTATTAGAAGCATATAAAACAATTTTCTCAGATAATATCTTATACCCTGGTAGTTGGAGTTTATGGATTAGTAAGTTAGCTCCTATAGGTCTACAAAGTGGTAATTTTATTGGGGGTGAAGTAGGAGGAATTATTGTTCCGTTCACACCCGAAGATATAAGTGATGCTAGTTTGATGGAAGGTATAGGAGTAGATCATTTAATACTATCTATTGAACCACCTCAAGTATTACTTGATATTAAACAAGCTTTATCAGGTTTATCTCTATCTAAAGGAGATTATGGTATATATGAAATGAGAACTTCAAATCTTAAAGTAGCTCAATTAGATGAAATTGTTGACCAAGTAGGTTCAATTGAGGAAGTAATTGAAGACGCTGGTTTGGTGCAAGTAGTTGGGTTAAATGATGATGACAATTACTCAGTTATAGTAGTGGCTACTCAGGACGCTTTAGCGGTGATTCGTGAGGTAGGTGACGATGTCACATTGGAAATCGTCTAACCCATTAATTTTCAATGTTTTAGTATCTCCCTGTAACCTTTCCGGTTGAGTGTTTGGCTTCCTGGTGAGCTGATGTTATATTTAGCTTATAATAATTAATAATGACGGTTATGAGCACAATTAAGGAAGTTTTAGATTTTTTGAGTTTCACAAATTCACTTTATTTGATATCAATTATTACATGTTTGAATATGATTTATGTTCATACTAAGAATACAATTTTCCAAATTTTGGTTGAATGTATAGGAATTAAAGTAGTTTTAATTGAAATTAAAGCACGTTTTCTTACATTTGCTTTACTATATAGTATCGTTTATGGAATTGCTTATTTGGTTACCATTTTCGGTTAAGAGTTTGGCTCACCAGGATAAGGATGTTATATTTAGGTATAATTAAAAAACACAAATAAAGGTTATGGAAAAAAGAAGAGGTCGCCCACCCGGGACAAAGAAACAAGAAGTTAAATTAGAAGTAAGCACAGCTGAACCTAAAAAAAGAGGACGTAAGGCAGTTCAAAAGATATTTATTGTACCTACAATTGATGCCTTAGAAGGGGAGTTTGAAGGTTCAACATCTGAGAAGTTAAAGATATACGCGGGCCAGGCAGTACTATTAGCTCAAGATATAGATAAGGATCCATGGAGAATGGATTATAGAGAAAAATACAGAAACACAATCAGTCGTATGTGTTCATTAATTCAAGAATTATAAATAAAATAAATAAATAAAGGTTATGCCACTAGATTTAAACAACAACACGTTTTTAACTGCTTCTGAAATTAGAGAGAAAGCAAGTTCAATTTTCACAACTACAAGTGCTCCAGGTACTAGTCAGAAGTATTCACATATCTCAACTAAACAAATCATTGATGATATGGAAGAGCTAGGATGGGGTGTAGTAGACGCTAAACAAGTACGCGCCCGTAAAGGTGAAGGTTTTCAAAAACACTTAGTAGTGTTCCGTAACAATGATTTGTTCATTGAGGGTGCTGATGGTGATAATGTTTTTCCACAAATTCTATTAACTAATAGTCATGATGGTAAAAATGCGTTTACATTCACAGCTGGTTTGTTTCGAATGATTTGTGAGAATGGTTTAGTAATTTCAACTCAAGAGTTTGAAAATATGAAGATTCGTCACTACGGATATGATTTTAATGAGTTACAAACTGTTATCAATACAATGGTAGGAGCGTTACCGTTAGCAGTTGAGTCAATGAATCGTTTCAAACAAACACAACTAGCTCAAGAACAGATTTTAGAGTTTGCTCGTAAAGCGGTTCAAGTACGTTTTGGTGAAGAACAAGCACAAAACATTGCAATTGACTATAACGCCTTAACTACAGCTACTAGACCTGAAGATCGTGGTACTGATTTGTGGAGTGTGTTTAATGTGATTCAAGAGAAGATCACTCAAGGTATGTTTGAATACCAGTCAGGAGCTAAAGTAAGAAAAGCTCGTAAGATTAAGAACTTCAGACAAGATTTAGATTTGAATGCTAAATTATATGAGTTAGCAGCTGAGTTTGCTGCTTAATTAATTTGAGGTTGATTATTAAGAAGGGAGCGAAAGCTCCTTTCTCTGTTGTATTTATGTCAAAACACACACTATGAAAAAATTCTTTAAAGACTTATTATCAGGTACTTCTGATACTTCAAGTAAGCGTTTCGCTTCACTTTTAGCATTATTCGTTGTTATATCTTTAGCGTACATAGCTACCTATAAGAACGAGGAACACATCACACCCGAATTCATGTTCGACTCAATCGCATTAATCGCTGGTGGTGGATTAGGTTTAACTGTTATAGAAAATGTTGTTAAGATGAAACAACAGGCTAAAAATAACACGCCAAATCCCACAGATAACCCACCTACTAATCCAGATGAACAACTATAACGTAAAATATAAGTAGTCGTTTAAAGCCGGGTTAAGCCCGGCTTTTTTTATCAAAAAGAGTTTGGCTTCCTAATAGATATATATTATATTCATCATATGCTCAAGTGGCGAAAGGATCAGGAGGCCCTGGTCGATGGTAGACGCGACGTATGGTTATAACAACGTGGGTAAAAAAGTGTCTGAATAAGATATGGTTATTATAATGGCAGCCCGTGCAGGTTCAACTCCTGCCTTGAGTACAATAGCGCCCTTAGCTCATTTGGTTAGAGCAGCTGACTCATAATCAGCGGGTGACAGGTTCGATTCCTGTAGGGCGCACTAAATTTATTACTATGTTATTATTAACAGCTATTTTACTTATTGAGACAATTTTATCAATTACTTATCTTTATACTCTAAATAAACGAGTAAAACAGTTAGAAAATAAAATAAGTGAGTTAAAAACTCGATATATCAAACAATTATTAAAGGGTTGATTTGATGGTTAAAGCGGCTTAAAGCCGCTATTTCCCTACTTAACATATATTTAGATATATGAATATTGACGATATTTTTAACTCATTTAAGTCTCCTGAAGAGGAAATTGGAAGTACTACTCAAGTAGACTTATCAAGTCACCCTATTGTCTGGATGGGAATGTTTAAAAAGTTAATCATAAATTATAAGGTATTTAGTAAACAGATGATAGAATTCTTTGAATCATCTGATCCTAAATTAGACATAGATGACATTAAGTTAGCTGGTGGTATGATGGTGTTCGCTAGGGCTATGGATCATATTTCTAAAATAGATACCACTAATCAAATGCATCGTGATTGTCTCATATTGTACTCAGATGAACATTTCTTAAAAGCATTATCATCAGCACTCTCTCATTTTGAAGATTTAGAAGAATATGAGAATTGTGCTCTTCTTAAAAAAATACAAGACATAGCAAACCCCTCTTAAAAATAGCTTGGCCTCGCAAGTCCTAATTCGTATTATATAGATACGGGTTTTAGGAAACATCTAAAACGTATGATATAAAGAACGTGGAATGTGACCACGGGTACATAAAACAAATAATAAACGTATGAAAAACAAAGACAACGTATTACATCAATTAGATAAAATGGATGGTCTCGCTAACCAATTAAATTTTATTGTTAAACAAGAACAACCTCTAGAAGTATATTTAGAAGGCATTAATAAACTGAAAGATATAATTGAACAAACTCGTTTATTCGTTGAGTCTGAACAAACAATGTATAATTAATATGAATTTAACAGCAGAACAAATCCAACAAAACTGGATAGATTTTGAGGAAACTATTAAATCTTACATCAGTGAACCTCGTTGTTCACAATTATTAGATTTTTACTCTAAATACTCAGAGCGTATTATGTTAATGCCTGCTGCTCATAAGAAGGAATATCATAATGCTTTCCCAGGTGGTTACGTAGATCACGTATTACGAGTAGTAGATTGCGCTCTTAAATTAAATGATGTTTGGGTTGAAATGGGAGTAGATGAGTCTACTTATACTAAAGAAGAATTAGTATTCTCAGCCTTAAATCATGATTTAGGTAAAATGGGTGATGAACATAACGATGCTTACATTCCCCAGGATGACCAATGGCGTAAAGATAAATTAGGTGAAGATTATAAATTCAACGATCGTTTAGAATTCATGTCAGTACCAGATCGTAGTTTACATTTATTACTTTCTCATGGTATCTCAGTTTCTAAAAACGAATGGTTAACAATTAAACTACATGATGGTTTATATGATGATGCTAATAAGCCATACTTAATGTCTTGGTCACCAGAAACTAAACCTCGTACTTCATTAATTTATATTGTTCATCAAGCAGATTTAATGGCTGCTCGTATTGAATTTGAGCGTGAATGGAATCCTAAATTAAAAGGTGAAGTTAAGAAAGTAAATAATTTTGCTGTTACTAAAGCACCTAAACAAACAATTAAGACAAAAACATTAAGTAATGTTAAGTCTCAAGGTTTAATGAACATGTTAGATAGTATATGATTATATTAACAATAATATTAGGCTTAATGGTCGTGGTCTTAGGATTCACGACCTTTAACCTTCTTAAGAAGAATGAGCGTCAAGAGGATATTATATCAAATCAAGAAACTATCCTAGCAGGATACATGGAGTACCTAAGTAAAATGTCAGGTATAATCGAATTATCAGATAAAAAACTTAAAGAAGTAGACGCTAGAGGATCATTTGAATCTGATGATGAAGTAGGTTTCTTTTTCCAACAAATAAAACAATTACAAGAAACATTGAATGCTTTTAAAATTAAAAATTTATGATTGAAATACAAGAAGCTAAAAAAAGAAAACCTAAAGGTGTTCAATACTTCACTCAAGATACAGAAAATGCTATTAATGAGTATAACACAACAACTGATTTTGAATTAAAAGATAAGATATATCGTGAGCGTATCCATTATGCTTTCTTTAAATTAACTGAGAATATTATTCATACCTTTAAATTTTATTATACTGAAGTAGACAATATCCAGGATTTACAACATGAAGTAATAACATTTTTACTCTCTAAAATACATCTATTCAACCCAGCTAAGGGGGCAAAAGCATTCTCATATTTTGGTACTATTGCTAAACGTTACTTAATTATTACTAATACTAAAAATTATAAAAAACGAGTAGACAAAGCACCTATTGAAGAAATTGAATCAAATGAGGATTTTTCTTATAGGATTGATGAGGGTTCATCTCAAGATAAATTATCTAATTTTTTAGATGAGTATGTCACTCATTGTACTAATAATATTTATACTTTATTTCCTAAAGAAACTGATGCTCAAATAGCAGATGCTATCCTTGAGTTATTCCGTAAGAGAGAGGATATAGACATCTTTAATAAAAAAGCACTGTATATATACATTCGTGAAATTATTGACGCTAAAACCCCTAAAATCACTAAGATAGCCGATAAATTATATAATATATTTAAACAGCATTATTATTTCTATCTAGAAAACGGATATACAAATTTCTAATATTCATATTTATAAATAAAATATTATGAATGGACTAGACAATGTTGTATTTGGTAAAAAGAAATTTTCTGACATATTAGAAGAGATTTATACCAACCAACAAAAGAAAGATAAACAAATATCTATCCTAATATCAGAGCTAAAACCACTTGTACAAGAGATAGGTGATGCTACTCTTATTGTTCCTTTGATTAAAGAATACTTAGAAATAAGTGTTAAAAATGATGAACAATTAATTAAAATGGCTACTATCATCCAACGTATTATGAACAATAATGCTGGACCAAATGATGGTGGATTTGGCATATCTGAAGAAGAAAAACAACAATTATTAGCTGAGTTAGATAAATTTAAAACTGAGGAGTAATGGGTATAGATATTTCATTCGGTTCTGTTGGCTTAAATAATGTAGTTTACACTTCAGGTAATACTCAAAGATCAAATACACTCCCTTCAGCAGCAGGAGGAAATTCATCTATAATATCAGCCAGAGTTAAAAAAATCATATTAGATAATTCTGATATGAAAATATTTCAACAGTTTGGTGAATGGAATAGTATAGGAATAATATTTTGGGAAGCAGTTGATAAACCAATGCCTGGAGATACTTACAGCGAGAGTTTATATGCTTTACCTATATTCCCAAATATTAAACACTATCCATTAATTAATGAGGTAGTTTACTTACTACAATTAACTAACACTAATATAACTACAGATTTATCATCTAACAGTTATTATTACTTCCCACCTCTTAACTTATGGAACAGTCAAATCCATAATGCTATCCCGGGTTATGATAGTGATCCATCAAATGATGAAAGCCAAAGAACAGATTATATAGCGTCATTCCAAGGTGAAGTAAGACAAATAACAGATAACAGTTCTGAAATTAATTTAGGTAAAACATTTAATGAAGTAATAGATATACATCCATTATTACCTTATGAGGGAGATATAATATATGAAGGTAGATGGGGTAATTCAATTCGATTAGGATCAACTGTTAAAAATTCATATATATCTAATAAATGGTCTAATGGAGCCAATGGGGTGAATGGTGACCCTATTACTATAATAAGAAATGGTCAATCCATGTATGATAGTGACTCATGGGTACCTGAAACTGAAGACATAAATAGTGATAAGTCTTCTATTTATTTAACATCAAACCAACAACTTTTATTATTCCCCGCTAGTACTAATAATTTTGCTTTTTCTAAATCAACCCCACCAATTAATGCTGGGCAGTATGAAGGAAACCAAATTATACTAAACTCAGGTAGACTAGTATTTAATGCTAAATCTGACTCAATATTATTATTAGCTAGTAAAACAATTCAATTATCATGTAATGAAACTTTAGGAGTAGATGCTAAACAAATCGCATTAACAGCTAATAAAGTTTATTTAGGTTCATCTGAAGGAATAGAAGGAAGTAAAATACAATCAGTTGTATTAGGTGAAAACTTAAATTTTGTACTATCAGATATAGCTACATTTTTCCAAACTCTTAATATAGCATTTAAAACAGCCACTGATAGTAATGGTGCACCTATTGCTTCATTACAATCTATAGCTAGTGATGCTGAGATGTTAAGTAATGATATTTTAAATATAGTAAACGCTAAAAATTTACTATCTAAAACAGTTAAAACAATATAATTATGCCAAGTCAATTTAAGGGACAAGTATTAGAAGAAAATGGAAAACCTTTAAATCGATTAAATGTTGAAATTGACTACCCAGGAAGAGTAGGTGAGAGAATAATTACTACCACAAACATGAATGGGGAATGGGAAATTACACTTGATGATAGTCCTGACCCAAAGGATGTTACTGTAAGATTCTATAAAGATGGTTATGAAACTAAAATTGTAATAAATCCACAGCCTACTGAAATATTAAAAGGTTTTATTGATCCTATAAAAGGAGGAACATTAGACTTAACAGGAAAATATAAGGATGGAAAATATGAATTTAATGATTTTAGTAAGGAAACTCAAGGTCTAATTATTCAAGAAATAAAAGATATGTGGAAATTTGTAACTTCTAATTATGGTAATTATATATTAACAATAGATGCTACAGAAACCGCAACTGAAAAAAAAGATGTTAATATACAATACCAACTCCCCGGTTTACTAGCTGAAGCAAGAACAGATGAATTAAAAAGAATATTAGATAATCAATTTTATCAATATCTTTTAGATGCGCAATCAAAATCAGGAGAAAGAGAAGGATATGCTCTTTTAAATTTTAACGGTATTCCTCATGAACCTAAAATAGAATTAGGAAGTATTGATGTAGTTGAAGGTATAAAACCTGGTGCTAAAATAAAATTAAGTTTTATTGATCCACCTAAAACAAATATTCCTATTATTAATAATGAAACAGAATTTATCCAATTATTAATAAATAATGATTTTACTAAATTAACCACCCAAGAAGAAATAAATAATACATTAGGAGAAAAATCAGGTGATATATCTAAGCTAGAGTTTATATATTGGAATACAAATGAAAACACACTTGTCTTTAAATCTAGATTTGATCCTAACATCTTAAATTCTAGAAATATAATACAATTTAAAAGAAAAGGAATTCTTATACCATTAACTGAAGTTATAACTAATTATACTGAGTATAGTTTTACTTTTGATACTACTAATCCTAAATATGAAGAATTGAAACCACAAATACAATCAGCTATATCTAATTATATAATTAATATTCAAAAGAAATCTAATCTTACAAGTCTTGATAAAAAATCTTTAATTAAAAAAATTGAAGGTATATCAGATAGTTCAATTGATGCTAAACCAGCTTATAAAGAGACACTCCAAAGAATTATAAATGGAGACATCCAATCTGCTAAAAAATATATTGAAAATTCTCCTTTAGGAGACCAACCAGAATTATATAATAGGTTAAGTAAACAAAGAGATATAATTTTAAGTAATGGTTTTTCTGTAGATATAATTTGGTAAAAAAAATATAAAAAATATGCCTAATAGATTTAATGGTGAGATTCAAGATAATTTTGGTAGAAAATTAAAAGATGTTAAAGTAACTCTTACTGGTACAGGTGTCCCATCTGGGAAGTTTACTACAACAGATGAAAATGGTAAATGGTTAATAACACTAGCAGAATCCATTGAATCAAAAGATGTTACAGTCACATTTACTAAATATGGACTTGAATCTAGACAAGTAACTAATCCTCAACCAACAGAAATATTAAATACATTTATTGATCCTGAAAAAGGAGGAACACTTGATCTTCAAGGGTTATATAAATCTGGAACCTATCTTGTCACTTCATTAACAGAAGAATCTAAGAGTGTATTAGATCAAGAACTTGAAGATTTATTCCAATTTATAAAAAATCATCCTGATAATACAAGGATAACCATTACCTCATCTGAGTCACAAGTTACAAATAATGATAATGAAGATGGAGATGGGATTAATAGAACAGATGAATTTAGAAAAACACCTGGATCATTAGCAAAAGCAAGAGCAGAAGCGTTACAAAAATATGTTAGTAATTTTTTAGATAAAAAATACACTGAAAATATAAATTTAGATCCTAAATTAAAACCAATTATCGAATTTGGAGATATAACTAGAGTAGGTGGAGAACTTTGGGAAAGATTTTACGCTCCTGATCCTAAAAATCCAAATGTTCTTAAACAAATAGAAAGGCCAGATGTTATAGCTAAAAATGAACAATTATTAAAACAATATAATTCTAGTTCTTTAAACCCTGATGACAAAATAACAAGGACAGCTGATTTACCTAAATATAAAAAAGATCAATATACACGCATAACAGTTGGAGTTAAACATGAACCTACAATAATAAATGAATGTTACGCTGGTAATCTAGTATTTGATGTCATGTATATATCACCAGGGGGTATACATAAAGAATTACAACCTCCTGGGGGAATTGGTCATGATTGTGATAATGCTTTATTTCTAGTGACAGCTAATGGTGTATTATTAAAAAGAGATGATGGAAATGGATATGCTAGTATGAATAATAGAATAGGCAAAGATGGAAAATCTCCATATTATTTCTCAGATAAACGTACAGAAGGTCCATTTTCTCAAACAGTAGAGGAAAAGTTTTTAAATGAAGTAAGACAATATGATAATTTATACTCAGGATACCATTCATTCGGGAAATACATTGAACCTACAAATGCTGCTTTACGGGCTGAAGCTAGAAAATCATTCGCTGAAGCATCTCTTGGAAGATTTTATCCTAAAAAAGTAGGTGAAGTATTTTCTTTAGATTTAAATAATAAACCTATAGTTAAATGGGGGGCAGGTGAAAGATTTAATAGATTTATTATTGATTCATCTACCTTAAATAAAATAGTAACTGGTCTTCCTGATAGTGAAAAAATAATAGAATTTGCATTAACATGTGTAAATTCAAGTACAGGTATAGATGATTATAATGGTATAAAAACTGGAAAAACTGATTGGTTTTTTGCTTTTGAAGCAAAAAATGAAGGATGGAAAAATGGTTGCCATAAAGGAGTTGGAACATTTAAACTATATAAAATAAAACAAGGAACAGGAGACAAGAGTAATAATATGATAGTATCATATGCCTCTGATTTCCTTATAGGAAAAACACCACCTGATAAACAACAAACTCTTTGGTTATTTAGATACGACGTATGTAGCAACAAAATAACCGAATTTAACCCAGCTGTATTTAAAAATTTAGGTGAAGTTAAAGGTGAAAAGGAATCTGAATCTGAATAATTATCTAAACAATAATAATTCATATTTTGTTGTATCAAAAGGACTAATAGTACTATATTTAGCTTTACTCCATATAATTCTATGAATTTCTCCTGTTTCTACATTTTGGACATCATAATGACTATACTTATCATTTTCAATCCAATTTAAAGAATCAGCAATTATTTTATAATCTTTATCTTTAAAAATAGATGAATCAACACCTACAAATTCAATTCTAATTGTATCCTCATAATTTTTCCAATATATAATATCATTTGAACAATTATATGTTTCTTCATTTATATTACTATACTTAGTAACAGTACATGATTGAATTAAAAAAGCTGTAAAACCTAAAATAATTAACTTTTTCATAACCTTTATTTATATATTAAATATAATAAACATAACTTGGAGAGCCAAACATAATTCCGTATCCTCTGCATATTTATTATAAATAACCAAACATGAGTACACCTATATATAAAGTTAGCGATGGAAGTACCATCACGTTTAAAAAACGTGGTCCCGAACTATACGCTGTACTTTCTACTCCTAGTGGACAGGTTATTAATGGTCCATCAAGGATAGGTAATAATGAAGCCTCAGCTGCTAGGGAGATAATGCTAGCTAATAATATAACTGACCCTAACACAGGTGAACCATTAACTTATACTATTGAAGGATCTCAAGACTCATCTAATGAGAATGCTAAAGGTAATAACTATGTTTACTCATTCCCAAGAACAACATTAAGTGAAGTAGCTGATGAAACTGCTTTAAATAATGCTAAAACTAATAAAGAAATTTTAATTCAAGACAACGAAGCCTTAAATAAAGCATTAGAACCAGAATTACCTCCTGAAGTTAGATTTACTAATTTTGTTAATAGTCAAAAATCAACTATTAAAAAAAGATTAATCCCATTTGTTATAGGTTTAATTACCCCATTCGCCCCACAAGTAGTCCCATTAATAATTTCTAATTTAGGTGTAAGTGGGGATACAACAGTAGACTCACTTAAAGACTCAGCTAATGCTAAAGCAGATAAAGCTAAGGTCGCTACTGATGATGCTAAAGCAGCTGCTAATGATGCTAAAAATAATGAAGCTTTAAAAACAGCGGCCACAGCAGCAGCAGCGGGTGCAGGAGCATTTATTTTAGGAAAAATAACAAAAGATCAATTAATTGGATTAATAGATTGCCCATCATCATCTAAAATACAATCAGCCATTAAACAACGTAATTTACTTGTCACCCAAATAAATGGTATGTATAAAAATATTGATAGTTTAACAAAAGTATTAGGAATAACAACTGTCTCAATGACTGTGATTCAACAAGCAATAAAATTAGCTAAAGCCAATCCATACCCAGCTATTGGTGTACCTCCTTTAGGATTACCTCCTTTAACATCTGGAATCCAAACAACTATAGCATCTTTTGTAGCTAAATTAGAAAAAACTATTGATAAGACTTTACCTACACTTACTGTAATAAATATAACAATCGCATCATTTGCTACTTTTTTGGGGATTATTTTAAAGTTTTTAAATATGTTAGATATTATATTAGAATATTGTGCTGAGGATAAGACCCTAGACTTTGAAGCCATTAATGATGAAATTAATGCTTTAGCAAACCCAACAGTAACAGCTACACAAAATGACAATACTAATACTTATAAAGGATTTACTTTAGGAGTAAAAATTGATGAAAAAAATGAAAGCAAATACATCAGACGTTACGCTGTAGCTCAAAACAAACAAGGTGTAGATGTATTAAGAACTGATTCCTCATTCGCGTCTGATCCTGCAGTATTAATATCTCAATTGAAATTCATAATAGATTCAACTCCTAATATAACAGCTGAATAATCAAATATTTATAATCATATGAAAATAGACGGACTAAAAAAATTAATTAAAGAAGCAGTACGTGAAGCAATTCAAGAAGAATTAAAAGATATCCTACTTGAAGCAGTCAAATCACCTAAAACAATAGTACAGGAAACATATTCCCCTGTTCCTACCTACCAATCACCATCTACATCAACAGTAAATCATGATCTTAAACGTAATTTAAGAAGTATGATTGGAGGCGAATTTGACACAGTAATATCTGCTAATTCATCTCATGCTCAACCTACTTACACTCCCCCACCAGTAAGTACTATGAGTGAAGGTTCAAGTTTACCTGGTGGTGAAGTAAGTTTAGATCAAATAATGGGAATAATGAGTGGTAAATAATGGCATATAGAGCACCTAGTATAAATCCAATAGATGTAGGACAACAAGTCGCTATAGGGGTACCTATTCCTTTTAATAGCCCTCAAGTATTTACTCAAACTTATACAACATCTGATCAAATAAAATCTAATTTAATTAATTTTATATTAACAGCTAAAGGTGAACGCCCGTTAAACCCAGAGTTTGGGACTACTATTAGACAGTATTTATTTGAAAATATTACTAATAATACTTTACGAGATTTAGAAAGTACTTTAAGAGAAGAATTAACAAATAATTTTCCAACTGTAACTATTACTGGTATTAATTTTGACCCACAATATGATACTAATGCTATTCATATAATTATTAATTACTATATACTTGGTGGTAATCCTAATACTCTTAATATAACAATATAATATGGCTACTGAAAATAGAAATATAACATACTTAAATAAAGATTTTAGTCAATTTAGAACATCTTTAATTGATTATGCTAGAACATATTTCCCAACATCATATAATGATTTTTCACCTTCATCCCCAGGGATGATGTTTTTAGAAATGGCATCATATGTTGGTGATGTTATGTCTTTTTATCTTGATAATCAAATTCAAGAAAACTTTTTACAATATGTGAGGCAACAAAATAACATATATGCTTTAGCTTATATGATGGGTTATAAACCTAAAGTAACATCAGTCTCATCAGTTGATATTGATATCTATCAAAAAGTACCAACTGTAGCCAACCAACCAGACTACACCTACTCAGTACATATATCTGAAAACTTTCCTGTAACATCTCCACTCCAGTCTAATACTAAATTTCTAATACAAGATCCTATTGATTTTACGTTTTCAAGTTCATATGATCCAACTGAAGTAACAGTATATGATAATAATTACTATCTTTTAAAAAAGACAAGAAAAGCAATATCTGCTGAAATAAAATCAACATCATTTTCATTTGGATCACCTCAGAGTTTCCAAACTGTTGATATTAATGATTCTAATGTTATTGGGATTTTAGATATAACTGATAGTGATGGGAATAAATGGTATGAAGTACCATACTTAGCCCAAGAAATGATTCTTGATAGTATAAAAAATACTAACATAAATAATCCTAACCTATCAGCAGATGGTGGAGAAGCACCATATCTTCTTCAACTTAAAAAAATACAAAGACGATTTGTTACTAGATTTATAGATCCTACTACTTTAAGAATTCAATTTGGATCTGGAACTAATACCTCTAATAATGATGAAGAAATAATCCCAAACCCAGATAATGTTGGTTTAGGATTACCTTATAGACAATCTAAATTAACAACTGCTTTTTCCCCTACAAATTTCTTATTTACAGATACTTATGGTATATCTCCATATAACACAGTCTTAACTGTTAGATATCTAACAGGTGGTGGTCTTCAATCTAATGTTGGATCAGGTACCTTAACTGTGTTAAGTGATAAATCTGGTATCAAATTTCAAAATGCTAATTTAGATCCTACATTATCTAACGCGGTATTTAATAGTATAGCCACTATAAATACATTAGCATCTAATGGTGGTGGAGCAGGTGACACTGCGGATGATATTCGTTTAAAAGCGATGAGTACATTTACTACTCAACAACGAACAGTAACATTAGATGACTATACAATCAGGTCAATGGCACTCCCCTCAGACTATGGAAATATAGCTAAAGTGTATATAGAAGCAGAAAAACTATCAAATTTACTACCAGGTGAAACACCTTCAATATTAAATTTATTTGTCTTAACTTATAATTCAAATAAACATTTACAGTACGCTGCACCCGCAGTAAAACAAAATTTATCAACATATTTGTCACAATATAAAATGGTAAATGACTCTATTAAAATTAAAGATGCATTTGTTATTAATATTGGAGTTGATTTTGAAGTTACAGTTTTACCTAATTATAACAACAATTTAGTTATAACTAATTGTATAGCTAAATTAAAAGATTATTTTAATATTGATAAATGGCAAATAAATGAACCTATAATGCTAAAAGATCTATCTATAATGTTGGATAACATAGATGGAGTTCAAAGTGTTAAAAATGTGAATATAACAAATAAGTATGGTTCATTATTAGGATATTCAAATTACGCTTATGATATAATGGGAGCAATGGCCAATAATGTTATTTACCCATCACTAGACCCAATGATATTTGAAGTAAAATATCCTGATAATGATATTAAGGGTAGAGTTGTAACATTTTAATAATTTATATTTATAACATATGTCTGTATACAAACTATTCCCTTCTAAAGACACTACAATATATTCTAAATTCCCATATACTAATACAGGGTTAGATGAGATATTAGAACTTACTGTAGATACAACTTCATCTCAATACTCATATAATAGTAGATTTCTCATACAGTTTGATTCAACTGAAATCCAAAATATATATAATGATTTTAATTTAACTGACTACTCATATGATGTTAATCTTAGATGTTATAATGCTGAAGCTACTGGATTAGACGACTCAGTTATTTTAGAAATAAAAACAGTTTACGCTGGATCCCCTAATGAATGGAACATGGGGACAGGAAAATATTTATATGACCCATATTATATCAACGGAGTTAGTTGGGTGTATAAGCAAAAGGATTATACTAACGCATGGCCAACTGATTCAAATAACTTATACACTACTTCATGGTATAATGTAGCTGGAGGAGGAGCATGGTTTTCATCAAGTATTTATCAATATACACAATCATTTTCTTATTATACTAATAAAGATATTAATGTTAGTGTAAAACAAACTGTATCTGATTGGTATGTTAATTATTTTAATAATAATGGATTTTTAGTTAAAATAAAGGATGATATTAATTATCAAAATCAATTTTACACCCAAACAACAACTGCCCCTTCATTAAAATATTTCTCTAGAGACACCCATACCATCTATCCTCCATGTTTAGAATTTAAATGGGATGACTCTACTGATACATCTGATAACATTAATATATTAGATACACTCCCAGCTACAATTTCAATAGATAACAACTCAGGAATATTTTATCCATCAAGTGTTAATCAATTTAGGGTAAATAGTAGACCAGAATACCCAGCTAGAACATTCCAAACCTCATCATATTATACTCAAAATTATGGTTTACCTTATGGTGATTCATGTTATGCTATTAAAGATTTAGATACTAATGAGTACGTTATTGATTTTGATAACCAATATACTCAACTAAGCTTGGATGATAATGGAAGTTATTTTACATTATATATGAATGGATTAGAACCTGAAAGATATTATAGTATATTAATTAAAACTACTATTAATAACAATACCTTAGTATTTGACACTAATTATAATTTCAAAGTAATAAATGGCTAATTATAGTTTAAATAAAACTGTTTATAATAGAAGAGACTATACTAATGTTATAGATACATCTTTTACTCAATTTACTCCCCCTGCTCCTCCAAAAGAGGACACTATAACTGTTGAAGAGTTTTTTGGGTATTATAATAAAATATTCTATGATATTCCAACAATGGGTAGTATTAATTCACATGAGTATTTAATCAAAACTAGTGGACAGTATATAAATGTTACTACAAATGATGAAACTCAAATTTTATTAGATGAAATAACCTCTTTAAGACAACAGTTATTATTAGCTAATCAACAAGTTTTAAGTATACAAACCTCATCTAGTTTAAATATATAATAAAATGGCTTTAGAGATAAGTAGTTTAAACCCAACTTCCCCATATTCTTTAAAAGATGTTAATTTAATTAATCCAACATCTATTGAAACTACTTTTAATCCTAATTTAGATTATATAGAGTATGTAGTTACAACAAGTAATAAGTCTTTTATAAGAATTGATTATAACTATAATAGATATAAATTCCCAACAGATGGAACAGTTACTGATAATTCAATTTCAACAATTGATATTGACCCGGTATTAGATTTATCAAGTTATCAAATTAATACAGGAGATTTTATAACTACTTATAATTTTTATAGAAATGAATTATTAACTAGTTATACTAATCAAGATCTTTTTATAAAAGATATATCTGCAGATCGAACTGAATTAATTGTTAGATATAATTCAAATATAGATCCTGTTCTTATTGTTAATAACTTTAATAGTAGAAATACTGGTTTTTATTTTAGTGATTTTTATTTAAATTTTGGTAATAATAATCTAGTTCTAGCTAATAACATAAATGTTAATCCGGATAATAATGATATATTAATTAATTTATATCAACCTTTACCAAATAATATTTCTACTCAAACTAAATTTTGGGTAGTTACCGCTATAGCTGATCCATTAGTATTCAATATTGTATCTAATCCTGAGCCTATAACTCCACCTATTTTATCATTTAGTCTAAAAGGACCTAATTTTAATATAGGAGTTAATGACCAAATTAATAATTCAACCGATTATCAAACTTATAATACTTTAATTACAAGTTCATTATTATCTACTTCATATAATCAACTTAATAACTTAATGTCATCATCTGGTGTTGAGGTAAATATTGATTATACTGATTTTGCTAATTTCATCAATTTCTCATCACCAGTACAAAGAATAAAAAACTTTGCATATAAAGTAACTCAAATCTCAGCTTCTCAAGCAGAAATAAATATAATTAATGGAGCACTTTTAGGTTATGATACTTCAAGTAATATAACTATTCTAACTAATAATATAAATAATATAATTAGTAATTTTGATGGTTATGAGTATTTTTTATATTATGAGTCTAGTTCTTACACTTGGCCTAAATCAAACTCTACAATCCCATATACTTTATTTTCTCCTACCTCTACTCAAGTAATAAATTGGTTAGGAAATGAAAATCCAAACTCCTCTAACTATGGTGGTATATTATCAAGTGCATCAGTTTACAACACCAATAACCCAGATTATTTAGTTAAATCCATACCTGAGTACCTTAAGGATGACCCTCAAAATACTCCATATACTACATTTATAGAATTAATAGGTCAACATTTTGATAACATTTGGATTTATTATAAAGATGTGACTAATTTATATCAAGCTGATAATAGATTAGATTATGGTATTTCTAAAGATTTAGTATCTCAAGCATTACAATCATTTGGGGTTAAATTATATCAAAATAACTTTACTACTCAAGATTTATATTCATCACTTTTAGGATATGGAACTTTAAATCCTGAGATGACTAGTTCACTACCAGTTACCGCTGGCTCATTCCAAGATTATATTAAAAATTATGTAACTGCTTCTTATGAAGCATCTGTAACTCCTTTAGATGATTATAATAAAGAAATATATAAACGTATTTACCATAACTTACCTTATCTAGCTAAAACTAAAGGTACTATACCTGGTTTACGTGCTTTAATAAATTGTTTTGGTATACCTGATACTGTTTTAAGAATTAGTGAATTTGGAGGTAGAGATAAAGATACTTCTACTTATGACTATTTTGATCAACAATTTAACTATGCATTAGACATACAAGAAGGCTCAGATACCTATGTAACAAGCTCATTTAAAACTGCTAATGAATGGCCTAATGAACCTCAAACTAATGGTGGCCCACCAGATTGTGTTCAACTAAGAATAAAACCTAATAATAATTTCCAATCAGCTATATTTTATAGCCAAAGTATATTCGAAACCTCAGGTAGTAATGGAGGATATACAACTAATCTAACATTAACTTATAGTGGCTCAGGATTAACTACAGGATCATATAGTGGCTCAGCGTTAAATCCATACTATCAATTTGCTACTTTAACCCTAGATGTTAAAGGAAATTTATTATCTACCTGTAGTATATATGCCCCATTCTTTGATGGAAATTGGTGGTCTATTATGATTAATAGATCAGGATCTATAGATATAGATGGAGGTGGAGATAATTCTACTTTTACATTATATGCTGGTAACAGTTTATATTATGATGGATATGATGGAAATCAAATAGGATATTTAAAATCATCTTCATACACAGGTCAAACATGGGGATGGAGTGGAGATAATATCTACTATTTTACAACCCCTATATCCCCAAATTATTCAAATTATACTCCATTTGTAGGACAAGCACAAGAAATAAGATATTGGGCTGGGACACAAAGTATAGAACCATTTAAAGATTACATAATGAATCCCCAATCTATTAACCATAGTGGGGAAACAACATACGCTGATAGATTAGAATTTAGAGCATCATTAGGTGGAGATTTATACACAGGCTCAACATCTATCCACCCTAAAGTATCAGGCTCTTGGAAAACAGGTATTACTCAATCATTTAAAGATGCTAGTCAATCAAGTACTTTTTCAATAATAAACGGGCGTGATGCTTTTATACCTAATGTAGAACCAAGATTCTTAAATTCTCCTATAGTAGGTTTAAAAGGAAGAGTAACAGATAAAATACAAATTGTAGACTCAATCTATCCTACAGGAAGTGTATTGTCACAATATATGTCTATTGCTCAAACCTTCCCTATTTCAAGTAGTGAATCACCTAATGTTAATTTATTAGAAATAGCGTTTTCTCCTCAAAATGAAATTAATGATGATATTATAGATTCATTAGGATATTTTAACATAGGAGAATATATTGGTGATCCAAGACAAGTATCTTCATCTGCTACTTCATACCCTGACTTAAATACTTTAAGTTATAATTTCTTTCAAAAATATTTTGATACTTATGATTTAACAGATTATGTAAAATTAATTAAATATTTTGATAATTCATTATTTAAAATGATTAAAGATTTTGTTCCTGCGAGAACAAGTCTTATATCTGGTGTAGTTATTAAACAACATATCTTAGAAAGAAATAAATATCCTCAACCACAAGCTGAATGGGAAGAATTAGATTATAGTGGCTCTATAGATACTGCTTTTATAAGTGGTAGTACTGGAGGAACATTTGATCAATATAATGTTTTAACAACTACCCAAACTTCATCATTTATAGTATCTGGTTCATTTATAGTAGATCCTGAACAATATATTAATTATTTTAATATTTCTTCAAGTGCTATAACAAATAATACTAACAGCCAAGTTGATTGGAGTAATGGAGAAATAACAACTAATTTTAATGGACTAATCCAACTAATAACATCAGGCAGTAATAGTCCCGGTGGTAATACTATTGATTTAAGATTTTCTTCTTCATTACAAGGAACTATAAATACAACAACAATAGCTACTACTACATTTAATATTACTTCATCTCTTATATCATGTTCATATGGTGAAAAATTTTCATTATGGATACAAGATGGAGGAAGTGGCCCTAATACAGTAGGTACTCAATTTGGATTATATAATGTATTTCCTTATTCTCAACAAACATGGCCTCAATATTATACTGGATCAACTGGGGTATCTACTATAATTCATTCAACTCAAGATGAATTTTATAATGGAGAACTACCAGGAACAGAATATGTTGTAACAAATGGTGAATTAAATAATGCTAATGATTTTAAGTATCCTACTACTTTTGAAATATACTATGATCCAACCTTATACTTAAGTAGTATAACCTCATTATCTGATTTTTTAGATACTAATACTTCACCAAATCAAGGAGAAATATATTTATGGTTTGATACAGGAAGTACAATTAACCCATCAATAACACCCGGAGCCCCAACAGGCGGAAGATAATTAAAACAAGCAACTATGCCAGATTACGGACTTACAGTTAACGACGGTGTCAAATATATTAAAGTTAATAGATATGACTCAGGAGGATTAGATAGATCTGATTACTTAGGACAACTTCAATCTATTACATTAACATACCCTGATAGAGGATCAGTTTTATACCCTATCTTAACAGTACAAGAACAAGCTAATTTTTATTTATACGGAATATCTGCTACTGAGGCTACATCCTCAACCGGAGATATAAATAACTATACTTTTGCCTCCTCAGCTTCATTTGGGTATAATATATCCCAATCATTTTCATTAACAGGATATTGTAAAAATTATACTGATACATCTGGTAATATCTTAGGATATTTCACTGCTTCATCAGGATTATATAATTTTGGACAAACCCCAAATCCTGAGTTAAATATTAGTATTCAATATACTGTAACTAACCCTAATGCTGGATCTAAAACTTTAAGATTTTATATTTTAAGTGTAAATAAAAATGATGAAAGACCAACATTTTATGAAGATAAAATAGTTGGAGCTGGTGCTTCTGGATTCTCAATAAGTTTTACAAATATAAATTCAACATATTGTATTGAAAATGACTCATTAGCTTTTGGGGTGTATGAAGTTAGTGATGTGATAGCTACTCCTATAGTATTAAATACTTTTAAAGTAACCCTATCCCAAACACAAACTACATTTAATGGCTCATCATCATTAGTGATATTTAACCCAGACTCTATTAATTTTGATTATAATGATTATAATCCATTATTAGATAACGCTGAAACGCCTCAATATTCTACTACTTGGATGGATGTAGATTATTCTCAAAATCCCTTGGTTCCTGTTAATTTTGATCTTATCATATCAGGAACAGCAGATAGAGCATTTGTTCAAGATTCAAATTATAGCTCAAAAGCTTGGTCTAATATTAGATATAATGGTAGTAGAACAACATCTTATAGAATTAATCAATAAATAGTTTATGCCTGGAATACAACAATTTACTCCTCAACTTATCAATAATGATCCTCAAGGATTCCTATTAGGTAGTAATATTATAGGTGATTTTAATACTACTACTAACAATAGTAGTGGTTATGGAGCTTACTCTGCTGCTGAAAAAAATCAAACATATTTTGCTTATTTTAGTAGTGTAGGAGGAACAAGCCCAGAAATTATAGATCAAACTGCCTATTTTATAAAATATTTAATTGATGCTCAAGGTAATGTAGTATCCCCCCAACCTAATTCAATTGATATACTTAATATGTTGCAAAATTTTGAAGCAGGAAGAGTAGTTAATGTTACAAGTTTAGAAGGAACTACTTTATTTACTACATTATTAGGTACTAAACAAATTACTAATGTAGGAAGAATACAACCTATATTAATAACAGAAACTGGTTCTGGGAGGATGGATTATGTTACTACTATGAGTTTTTCATCAGGCCCAGGAGGTGTAGGTTTAGATAGTGCTTATAATTACGCGTTTACAGCAAAAAAAGCAGCTTCTGCTTTTATTAGTAATACTTCTTTTGCTACTTTAGATTTTGGAACTGAAATAAATGATAGTGGTAGTAACTATAATAATAGTACATATATCTATACTTTCCCAAATGATACTACATCTCAAGGAACTCAAGTAGCTTTTAGAACAACATTACGCATCACATCTGCTTTCTCAGGCCCTAACCAAAGTGGTAGGAGTAATTATATAAGAATACAAATCCAAAGATCAGTAGATGGTGGTTCTAATTATTCTCCTCTTGAATTAACTGATGGGGTTTATACAAGACTTTACTTATTTAATGATGGGTTTACAGCAGATGTTTCTGCTCAAACTAAACCTCTTAATTTTAATACTGGAGATAAAATAAGAGTACAATATTCTGTTGACTCAGGTGGAGTCGCAAACCAACTAAGAATATTAGCCACCGATAATGATGCTAGTACCTTATTTACTAATACTCAAACATATATAGCTAACAACTTTATAACTAGCCCATATTGGACTATAGGAACATACACTTCATCTTCTAATGATTTTACAGTATTAACAGCATCATTAGGATTAACAGGATTAAATCAAAATCAATATTCTCAAGTAACTCCTCCTACTTCTATAGCTTTTGGATTTAGTGATATTACTTTACCATTTACTCCAGAATCTGGAGATTTTATTAGATTTGAGTATGATCCTAGTAATGTACATACTATATATGAAACTACTACTACTACTAATGGTAATTTAGCTTTAAAAGTAGTTCCACCTGTTCCAAGTGGTTCTATATTAGATCATTTTTGTATATATAGAATAAATCCTAATGCTGGTAATCAAATAATATTAGATGTACCTAAACCTATAGGCACAACAGGTCAACCATTAACTGGTTTTATTAAGCCACAATATATGTCTAAAGAATTAGAAGACAATTTCACAACTATAATTCAAAAACTTGCCGCAGAAGGCACAATACAATAATATTTATAATAAATTAAAATAAAAAATGGGATATTTAAATAACCAAATAATAACAGTTGATGCTATTTTAACTAAAAAAGGTAGAGAGTTATTAGCCAAAAATGATGGAACATTTCGTATTACTCAATTCTCATTATCAGATGATGAAATTGATTATACCTTATTCAATCCTAACAACCCTTCAGGGTCAGCTTATTATGGCCAGGCAATTGAAGGAATGCCTTTACTAGAAGCATTTTCAGATGAAACACAAATAATGAAGTATCAACTTACTACATTACCTCGTGGTACCGCTAAAATGCCTATTCTTAATATAGGTTACACTAATATAGTATTAAAACAAGGAGCTTCATTAGCAATTACTCCTCAAACATTAAATTACTTAGGTGGATCACAAACATATGAGACATCAGGATATAACTTTACTATAGGTGATGTTAGAACAATGAGTGTATTTAATGGTGTAGGTATCAATACTAATACTTCTACTGCCTTAAACTCAACAACTACTCTTGGAACTAATGTGTCTAAAACAGTAATTGGTACTACATTAAACATGACTGGTACTACTATTAATACATTGTTTGGTAACCAAACTCAATTACAAACGATATTGATTATAACAGGTAGAGATAGTGGAGCTAGAGTAACTATTCCAATCACTATAACAAAAGTTAGCTAATAAAAATATTATAAAAAAATGTCATACAAAGCTTTAGACCCTCAAGACTTCTTAGTTAGTGCAGATTCAATAACTGCACCATGTTGGACCAATTATGCTTCTCCATTAATCGCATTATATACATCTTCTGTTCAAGCAGCTGGAACATCTGGCAATTATTATTTAAATATATATAATGCTAACCCATCTACAGACACATCAGCAGAAATTCAATTTAATATCGCTTATGGGAATATAAATGGATCCGGATCATTATTATACGATGCTGGTATAAATGGATTATCACCTTCAAGAACAGTATATGGCCAGTTCCGTAATTTAATTTATGGAGATGAAAATACTCAATTCTCATTCTCATCTGTTACTCCAACACAACAAGATTTTTATACTATAACAGTTGACAGAGCAAGATTTAAAGAATCATTATTCCCAGGATCATTAAACTTAACATTATATTCTGCCTCTAGAGCTATTACTCTAACAGATAATAGCTTAGACACAACAACAATTACCTATTGTGATGCAGGTCGAGTATTCCAAATTGTATCTGGAAGTAATGGAACATCTGTATCCACAGCTAACAGTGCTTTAGGAGCAGTAAGTAATGGTATGACTATATCAGGATCATATGGTTTATTTTTACCAGATATTGGAACTATTATATTAAATGCCCCAGCTTTAGATTTACCATTTGTTAGTGGAGGTATTGCTTTAAACACATTAAGAACATCAAATACAAATGTTAATAACCCAATTCGCCTATTCTCAACGTCATCTGGTAGAATAGGATTAACCACAGGTTCACTTACAAGTAGCTTTTCATTAAATAGTAATGAAACTATAACTTCAGATTTTGTATTTTGTGGTTTCTTATAATTTACACCATCTGTTGATATACCATCAAATGTTAATAAAGATTGATCATAAACTATAGCTGTTTTAGAAGTTCCAGGTTGTCTTAAATTTTGTGAAAAACCAAATGAAGCAGAAACAGATTTAGCACCATATAAAATCCCATTAAAATAATTAGCGAGATTAATACCTTGAGCAATTAACTCTTCAATAAATTCTAATTGATTTAATTCAAAGTCGTAATCTTTTGCGTTCGGTTCGGTAATTAGTTTTTTTTGTACAACTTCCGAATATTTAATCGGCTGATAAGATAATAACTGATTTCGAGATTCTGTACTCAAAAAAGGGTTGTCTAAAAAAGTAGAATAATTAATATAAGTACTTTCCTTTAGCTTTTCTTTTTCTATCCAGTGATTTTGCTTCGGATTCCAATCAAAAAGAATAACTTTTGACCTTTGCGCTAATTGTCTGTAAACTTCGTGACTGAATGAATAAGGCTCATTTATCCAACAAAGAGTTTGAGTCATTC